TTCCAGCACCGATTACAGCTACCCCGACAACTTCTACTACTATGGCGGCTTCTACTGTAGCCTAGAAGGTTTCATTGAGCCAACGTGAGCTAGACCAAGCGGTGCGAGATGTACTCCGGTCTCTCGAAGTAGGAGAGACTGGAGATACTTTCGTGCCGCGGTCTACTATAGTAGGTTATAATCTTATTCCTACTGATGTGGCAAAGAACGCCGCATCTAAGAAACAAATCTACAGAGCGAATTCTTACATGGATTTGTTTTACTTTAGTACGGTAGTATTAGGTAAAAACAGGTTCTCATCTACACTACATCGTTATATGTGTTCTCTTGTGATGAAAGATGGTCTAAAGGAACTCATAGAAATTCCTCGCGATCATTTCAAAAGCACGGTTTTCTCTGAGTGTTACCCAATCTGGAGAGCATTACCTTTCGGCCACAGAGAAGAAGACTTCTTCACAAACATTGGATATTCTGATCTTTACATAGAATGGATGCACAGAGCACACTCGCAGGATATTCGCATGTTACTGGTTAGTGAAACAATCACTAACTCTATTAAATTAGGAACCAGGATTTCAAATCACTATTTGAATAACAGTTTTTTTAACCACCTTTTTCCAGAGATTATACCGACAGAAAAAGAAACGTGGAAGAGTGAAAGTCTACATCAACGTCGTACACCCGCAGGGCGCGGCCAAGGCGAAGGGACTTTCGACTTTATCGGCGTCGGTGCTGCTTTACAATCTCGTCACTATAACGGTCCTATTATAGAAGATGACCTTGTTGGTAGAGACGCGAGAAAGTCTCACATCGTGATGACTGATACGATTGATTACCATAAGATTCTTGTCGGCGCGTCGGACAGAGGAGAGAATAATCCTGGTAGAGATTTTGATGAGCTTGTAGTAGGAAACAGGTGGTCACATGATGACCTCAACTCTAATATAAGAGAAGAAGAACCTTACTTCACTCCTCATACTCATGCAGCCCTGGGTGGCTGTTGCGCGGCACATCCTTTTGGAGAGCCTATTTTTCCTGAGGAATGGAATCGAGAGTTGCTGCTGAAATGGAAACGTAGACTAGGAAGCTATCATTTTAGTTGCCAGTTCCTTAATTTTCCTATTGATCCATCTAAGGCTAAGTTTAACATGGCTGATTTTCGGTACTTCAATTTTGAACGGGTCACCGGAGCGTTGGCTATTCCGAAGGAGTCTCAGAGTATTAATAGACTTTTTGAGATTTCTATGCCGCAGCAGTATAGAATCACCATTCGTCATCACGTTGCTGCTGGAGATGTAGAAAAAGATGTGTTTCCACGTAACCTTGATCGGTATATGATTGTCGATCCTAATCATGGCGGCTCACACATGGGCAAAGAAGTTGGAAAAGATGGTCGATGCCGTCATGCTATAGTAGTTACTGGAGTCACAAAGGAACCACGTAGAGTGTATTTGTTAGACCAGTGGGCTAAGGCAGTTCCTATTGATCAGTTTGTAGAGCGGCTCTTCTTCTACGCTGTCAAGTGGAAACTCCGCGTCGTCTATGTAGAAGCTGTTGCGGCGCAGAAATACCTGCTTTATCATCTGAACTACTTCGTAGAAGAACACAAACACTCTCGTCCTGAACTTGCTGGAATTCAATTTCTGCCTCTTAAAACTCCACAAAACGTTAATGCCAAAGCAGAACGTATTGAGAATTTCATTCCCATAGTAGAACGTCATGAGTTATGGCTAGATTCTAATAACTGTACTGAAATCAAAGAAGAAGCAGAGCAATATGGCCAACGAAAAGGGCTGATTGATCTTCTTGATGTGCTGAGCTACGGGCCTCAGATTTGGAAGTTTGACACAGTGTCTAAAGAGAAGATTGATGGATTTATGTCGAAGCAGATGGCACAATACCGGCGCCGGGTAGCTTCAGCAGCCGCTTAGGGAGAGTGTATGGATTGGGCAGCTTGGGGACCAACGATTGTCAGTATAATCACTTGTTTTTTCTTTGCTGGCGTGCTATATTCAAATCAAAATAATCATGATAAGCATTTAACAGAGCATGATTTTCAACTTGATGAGCACACAAGGGATTTAACAGACCATGCTGTAAAATTGGGGAAACTTGAAGCCTGGAAAGAGGGCTATGCGGCAGCAAGGTCTACGTATGATCATAGTAAGACAAGAACTCAAGTAGGAGCATGAAATGTTGCAACGTTGGATTGCCGCACTTAATACGATAAGTTCTCCAATTCTAGCTGTACTTGTCATAGTAATTGGTTGTGCTTTTGCTGTAGTATGCAAGCAGTTTGGAATTGATGGAAATCTTGCAGCCGGTATTATCGGAGCAGGAATTGGTTTATTAACTGGTCAGGTCATCTCCTCAAGTCGCACACAACAAGGCGGAGATAAAGAAGCTACGATGCAGCAAAATACAGGAACTCCTGCTGGATTAGCAGCTACAGTACCACAAGGACGCTAAAATGCCATATCAACCACCTACTGAAGTAACGCCGAGGCTCATAGGACCGGATAATTATAAGGATATTTGTGACTTTATCAAGGACAAAGTTGCACATTTGGATCGGCGTCTTCAGACATTTCGCACTGAAAAACTTCCTGAGTATGTCCGTCTCTACAAGGCCCGTCCGAAGAATAAGGAAGCTGATTGGCCGTGGCCCGGCGCGGCCAATCTGGTTATACCGATTATTGGTACGTCGTGCGATGAATTGCTGGCACGTGTGGTAGCTGGAAAGTGGATGTATGATCCTCTGTGGGCGGCCACAATGAGTGGAGATTTGCCTACTAAAGATGGAGAAGAGCTAAAGCAAGTAATTCAAGATTTCCTCATGGACATGGCTTATGATCCAGAAGAACTTGATCTCTATAGAGTAGAACAGTCGGCTGACCATAGTGCGATTAAGTATGGCACAGGAGTTATTTATACTCCTTATGAATTTGAGGAGCAGGTCGAGCGACAGTATATTGGCGGTGGAGAAACAGAAAGTTCGCCTGTAGAGTCGAAAGAAAATGTATTCACTAAGCGCGATGGTCCTCATCCTGAGTTGCTGCCACTTAATCGTTTTATCTTTGATCCTTCAGTGCCGAAGTTAGAAAATATGAAGCTTTTTGGTCATATTGATGCTTTGGATATGTGGGCACTGCAAGACCTAAAGTCTAAGAGTCCTTATTACAAACAAGAAGATATAGACTATCTCTTAAATCAACCTGATGCAGTCCAAGAAACGGAGATGGAGCGTGAGATCAACGAACAGTTTTCTATCGACGGAAGCGGTGTGGATTCTGGCGCTGCTCGCTGGTATATTTATAATCTGCATTTTACGTTCCTGCTCAGTGGAAAAACCTACGCATTTCAGGCCAAGTATCACAAGCGTTCAGAGCGTATTCTTTGGATAGCGTTTAATAACTATCCAAAGAATATGTTACCATACCAGGATATGAAACTGGCTTATGATGATGAGTCGTATCTTGGCACAGGGTTCGCTGAGATGATTCATATGGTGCAGAAGGAAGTCTCGAATAATAACAACTGGCGTACAAACAATAGAAACTATGCTATGTTGGGATTGTGGAGGATTGATCCTGAGTGCAAACTGGGTAGTATTTTGGATATATTTCCTGGAGCTGGAATACCCGCTAGAAAAGATGAGATTGAGTGGTTAAAGCCTGGGACAGATTTGGGATATAGCGATAGTCCTGACCAGTTTCATATGTCTATAGCCAAAGAACGTACTGGTGTTGATCCTGCTACTGGTGGTACAGGTGGTGGGATTATGAATCCGAAGCGTGGAATATACTCTGCGGCTGGTACATCAATGGTGATGATGCAGCAGAATAACAGGAATAATCTTCGGACTGGAGATTTAAGATCAGCTCATGTGAAACTTGGATTGAAGTTCCTGACTATGTACTCACATTTTGGCATTGGCTCGAAACTTGCTAAGTATGGTACACGCGCTGAGAGTTTGAAAAAGGCTCTTGATGCTTACAAGGCTGGTACACTAGGTCTTCGACTTAGACCAGCTTCGGCTTCGATGAATAAGGAGCTAGACAGACAGAATGATATCTTGCTGTCTGATCGTCTTGATAGAATCTATCAGAGCCAAGCACAGGTTATTCAGGCGCTTGCTACTCCTGGTATAGCTCCTGATCTTCATCAGTATTATATGGACATGCTTCTTGCAACAAGGGCAACAGGAATAGCTTTGTTGCGTGCATTTAACAAAGATAATATAGACACAGTGTTACCATCTGTGGATAAGATTATCGAAAACGCAATGCAGCAGGTAGAGCAGGCTGCTAAAGCAGGAGCAGGGAATGGAAATCAAAACGGTAG